CAAGTCACCTGTGAAGAAAGTTCACCTGTGAAAAAAGTTCACAGCACCTGTGAAAAAAGTTCACAAGTCACCTGTNNNCTACGCAAAAAAATTCGCTCGATTTGCTTGCTGAATTCGGAATCGTTGGTCAGCTTGCTGACGACTTCATCACTCACCGCAAATCCAAAAAAGCGACCATCACCGAAACTGCGCTCAATGGGTATAAGCGCGAAGCTGACAAAGCTGGGATAACGCTGGAGGAAGCAATCGCAATCGCCATTGAAAGAGATTGGCGCGGATTTAATGCGAGCTGGAATTGGCGCGGTGACAGCATAGCAACGGCTACAAACACCCGAAAAACAAGCGCTTTTGCCGATGACGGTTCTTGGGCTGTTGGCAGAAAATTAAATATCGATCCTAAACTCATTCCGGAGGAGTTGAGATGAAAAACGTAATTCCAATGGAGCCCGCAAAAAGTACGGTCACAAAGTCTGGTATTCCCAGCAACGCCGTTCGCTTAATTGACCGGATGTTTGTGCGATTGAAATCCATCTTCCCAGCATGGAAACACGCATTTGATAGCGAGATTGACTACAACGAAACAAAGCAAGTTTGGCTCGAAGAATTATTCAAAGCGGGAGTAGTGAATCCTCAATCCCTAAAACGAGGATTGGACTTAGCGGCAAAATCCGAAAGCCCATTTTTTCCGAGCGTAGGACAATTCATTACTTGGTGCCAGTTTGAAGACTATCACGCGTTGGGCTTGCCGACAGCCGAAGAATTAATCCAGCGTTACAAAAACTACATGGGCTATGCGAGATTCAACCAACACGAATTCGAATATCAATCCAGGGCTGAATATTGGGTGCTCAAGACGCTTTACAACCAATACTGGAATAAACCGCTTGATGACACACTGAAAGCCATCCCAAGAATTTTGAACGAAGCCGCCGAAAAAGTGCGGTCGGGATTTGAGTTCGAAGACATCCCAGAAATGATTGAGCAAAAAATCGTAAATCTCCCACAAGAAAAAACATTAGCACACATCGCCAACTGCAAGGCTGCGCTAAAAGGACAGGCAGCATGAAAGAACAAAAATTTGATAAGGATACCTATCCAACATCACTTTCACTATTCAACCCGGTTCATTCCGAATTTGGTTTCACGATTGATGGCGCCGCACTACCGCACAACGCAAAACTTGAGCGATATGTAACGCCTGAAATGGATTTCTTAACGTACCCACTGCAAAACGAGCGCATTTTCATCAATCCGCCATTTAGTGATCCGTTAAGTTTTATCAAACGTTCCGTCGAACTGTTTGAAAATCACAACTGCTTAGTGGTTATGTTGTTGCCGGTTGACATTAGCACGGAATGGTTTTCTTTAATCACTCAAAAAGCAACAGAAATCCGTTTTATTGTTGGTGGCCGTATTAAGTTTTTAAGTCCTCAAACTGGTTTATGGACTGATGTTTGCCGTGGTAATCATTTAGCGATATTTGACCCACGTCACCGCAATATGGGGCAGGTTATCCGTCATGTTCACATTGACGACCTAGGGGATTTCGAATGGCGAGCCAAAAGCAGAAGAAAACAGTAATCCACGCAGTTAAATATGCGAACGGTGCGGTGGTAGCGGAAACAGACTATGACCGCAATTTACTAAAAGGGCTACCGATAGGAAGTGCGGTAAAAATTACACCTATCGGCAACAATCGAAACTATCAACATCATAAGAAGTTTTTTGCACTACTTGATGCCGGTTTTGAATATTGGCAGCCAGAATTTAGCGTGCTAACACAAGCAGAAGAATGGATAGCCCAAGCGGTCGCAAGGGAAATCGCAGTAGCGGCCAACGATGAAAATCTATATCAGAACGTAACTAAACCGATAGCAGATAGCGTGCTGGCAAAAGTGCGGTCAAATCGCGAATCAAAATTGGATTATGAAGGGATGAAAACCCTTGAATCGTATCTTGACCATGTGATGAAAAAAGCGGGATTTTACGACATCAAACCGGGGCAAGACGGCGGCACACTGAAAGAACGTTGGTCAATTTCATTCGGCAATATGAGCCAAGAAAAATTCAACGACGTGTACAAGGGTGTATTTGGCGTTATTTGGAATGAAACCCTTTGTAACGTGTACGAGAACGAATGGGAATTGGAAAACAAGATTAATCAATTAATAGGGTTTGGAAGTTAAGACAAAAATGAAGTGTAAAACGAAGAAATGTAAAAACTGCGGCAACCTGTTTTATCCGGCAAATTCTCTTGCGAAAGTCTGTTGTGTTCAGTGCGCTATGGAATACGCCAAAAAACAGGCGGCAGTCGAGCAACACAAAGCAGAAAAGAAACGGCTTAAGGAACGCAAGGAAAAGTTAAAAAGCCGCGCAGAGTGGCTCAGAGACGCGCAGGCTGTATTTAACAAATTTATTCGGTTGCGCGACAAAGACCAGCCCTGTATCAGTTGCGGCAGATACCACGAGGGACAATGGCACGCAGGGCATTATCGCAGTGTTGGAGCTTGTCCTGAATTGCGGTTCTGTGAACAAAACGTACACAAGCAATGCAGCGTATGTAATAACCACAAGAGTGGCAACATCATCGAATATCGGATAAATCTCGTCCGGCGCATTGGACAAAGTGCGGTGGAATTTTTGGAAAAGCAGGACCATGACCCGAAAAAATACACAATCGAAGACTGCAAGGCAATTATCAAGCATTACAAGGCGAAAATTAAGGAGTTAGAGCATGATGTATAGTGTCGAAAAAATCTTAGTCAAGTGGGGGAATTGTTGGGGCAGAGATAGAATCGGCACAGAATACCCGAGCATTACGCCAAGCATACCGGCACCGATCCCGAAACCAAGAAAGGCATATTTAAAGCATTTGAGCGATGACGAATGCCTTAAAATTGAGGGCGCAATAATGGCATTACACGCGGTTGATTTATTGGCTTATCAAGTGACTATGGCAATGTATGTGCAGCAAGGCTCAGAAAGAGAAATCACGACCGCACTTAATATTTCACCGTCGAAGATGTATCGGTTACGCAATCGCGGGATAGGCTTTCTACAAGGCGCGTTCTCGATGCTGAAAATTAATTATCATTATATTGGTTAAAAATCAAAAAAAACACTTGATTACTTGCAAGTGAAAGTATATGCTTTATGCCATAGTGCGGTTTTAGCGCGTAGCGGACGCACAAGATGATTTTGATAGCCCTGAGTAGCAATGCTCGGGGCTTTTTGCTTTTGGGGATTAATAAGCATTTCCCACCAAATTATAAGCTCAGTCTTAACGGACTGGGCTTTTTTATTACCTCGCGGGGCCAGCTTTTAACAAAGTAACACGAGGTGGAGCTATGAGAATGCAAGTATTTAAAGATATGCCCGTTGAATCTCAATTTTGGGGTTGGTTAACCGGTTTGATTGGCGCGCTGACTTTGAGTGAGTGGGCGGTATTAATTGGTATTATTGTTACAGTCTGCGGGTACATTCGAGAATCGAGATATAAAAAGCGTATGTTAGAGCTTGAAGAAATCCGAACCGGCGTGAGAGATAAAAGCGGGAAGTTAATCAAATGAAGCACCTTAAAATGTTAGCTAAATGCAGTGTTGTTGTCATCGCTGGAATTATCCTCGCCAACTATCCGGACGAAATCCGCACTGGTGAAGTTGGGTTGCTGGTTATCGGTAATGCAGAAGATTGTTACCGCGAGCCGTACAAATGTCCTGCTGACGTATGGACCGACGGAATCGGCAATACAAACGACGTAGTGTTAGGGCGTAAGCTATCAGACGAAGAAATAGCGGAGCGTTGGAAAGATAACATCAAGATTGCCGAGAACTGCGTTAATCGTTGGGCAAACGGCAAAGAGTTATCGCAAGGCGCATTTGAAGCGGCGGTATCAATCACGTTCAATGTCGGTTGCTCGAAGTTAAAACAAGCCACGTTATTTAAATACGCCCGCGTAGGTGATATTAATTTAATGTGTAATCAATTCCCCCGCTGGGTGTACTCGCAGGGCAAAGTCCTGCCGGGTTTAGTCAAGCGTCGTAACGTGGAGAAAGCCTTATGTTTGGGATTAATAAAATCACCGGAACAATTATCGGCGTATCGGTGATTGTGATTTTGGGCTTGGGTGGTTGGTTACGGTACCAGTCAAACACTATTGATAACTTAAGAGCTGTAAACCAAACTCAAGCCCAAACCATTGAGACGCAAAGCGCAACAATATCCAAGCTAAAACAAGACGCAGTAGAAAACCAACGCGTCATGTTGGAGTTGTCGAAACAGGAAAGTGAAGCACGGAGCCAATCAGATGAAGTCATTAGAACAATCCCACAACAAGTTAAGCAAAGCAATGCTTATAACGCTAACGCTCCTAGTAATGTTATTGAGTTCCTGCGCAAGTAAGCCACAAACCATTGCTTGTCCAGTGTTGCCGGCTGCTTATGTCGGTTACTTAGATAAGACAGGATTTGACGGCAAGACTTACGGTGATATCACACAGTACGCCGTCATACTCAAACGCGAGCGCGATATGTGCTTGAATCGAGTTGATAAGATTCGCGATTGGCAAGTAGAACATACTCAGCATTGATATTTTAACAACACCGCCCGTAGGGCGGGATAAGGTAAGCTATGAGCCGTGATAGTTGGCATTATTTATATAGTCGCAAAGCATGGAAACAATTACGCCTTGACCACTTAGCCAAAGAACCTTTGTGCGTTTACTGCCAACGCGAGGGTAAGATAACCCCCGCAACAGTAGTTGACCACATCAAAGCACACAAGGGCGATTTAAACCTATTCTATGACCAAAACAATTTACAGTCATTGTGTAAGGTTCATCACGACAGCTCAAAGCAAAAAGCAGAAACAAAAAACGTTAATGAAATTGGTTGCGATATAAACGGATTTCCGCTTGACCCCGAACATCCATTCAATAGGTAGGGCGGGTAAAAAGTTCAGAGCGAAAAGGCTAAATACCGCCCTGGGAACTCTATTTTATCGCTATTACA